ATACCAATAGGCGGGGTTGTCATCGCTCAGGCGAGGTTCAACAATCAGCTGAACACCGCCAGCAAATGGATTAGGCCCACTGCTACCGGTCAGATTTGCTGGAGCATAGCCGGTTGGATAAAGGAACTGCAGGGCAGTGGTTTCCAGCTCAGGTGGAACCACCAGATAGGCAGGCGCCAGGTTGAGGCGATTACCGGCCAGGTCGGACTGCTTGCGCAGCTTGACTTTCGCGGCGTCCATGCCGGCAATACCGATCACGGAGGTGCCACCGCTGATGGTGTTGTTGTGGCTGGAGTGGAACAGGGCCAGGCCATCGATGCTGACGGTGGCACCAGAGGCGCCGGTGGTCAGCATCTCCCATACCAGGTTCGACTCCAACAGCCGACAGCCGCGACCCATCAACTCGGGAACCCGCGAGAGACAATCCAGGTCGTCATTGATGATCGCCTGACGAGTGACCGCAATGCGCTTGCCGTAAGTGGCAATGTTCCATGTAGCTTTCCCCTCAACCAGGGTGCCAGATTTGTATTCGCCACCTTCAAGAATCTTTTCAGGGACGATCTGGCCAGAGATCTGCAGATCGGTGACCTGCTTGAAGTCGGGCAGGTTGCGCTGACGGGCCAGCGGTCCCCATGTTGGCGGCTCTTCTGCATAGGCAGCAAGCAGTGTCTTGTTGGCGACGTTAGCGAACAATTCAGGGAAGTCCGACGTACTGTGAAAGGCACGCTGAACAATTTGGTTCTTACTCATTCCCAGGGTATCAACCCCCCTGGAGCCGAGATACGACCGGCACATTTCCAGGCAGGTCACCTGATACGCCTGCCTGCCCTCATCCGTAGGGGCATTGATCAGCCCAGTGCGACGCTCCAGTTCAGAGTTGAACGCACGCATCAGCGTGTCGCCACCGTCGCGAGTGACCTCGATGCGGGCAGGGTGGCCGGCGGTAGTCGGCGCCTTGGCCTCCACGAATCGCTGGTGCTCCCGAACCACAGCGATCATGGCCTCCGTCTCGGGCCGGCCCCTGGTCTCGGTGAGGATGCGGGTGATGGTCGCTTCGTCCAGGCGGGCATGACTGGCGGCTCGCCGAACGTTGAGCTCCCGGCGCTCATCGAAGGCGGAGCGCCGCAGATCAGCAACCTGCTCGACTGGAGGCTCTGACGTGGCAGCAGGCACCACGGGAGGCACGGCAGCGGCCTGGGTTTCGGTGGTCGCCGGGTCACCCCCGGCCTGTTCGTTGTCGGTCACGGAGGGTTCTCCAGAGGTGGTACTGCCGCGCATCACGGCGTGCGTGTCCTGGCCAGCAGCAACCAGGCTGACCAGCATTGGCTCCCAGTCGGTCGCCAACATCCGCCCGCCCTGCGAAACCAAGGGCTTGTGAATCCTGGCGTCAACCGAAAACCGAGCGGATCCGGTCCGCAGGCGCGGCAGCGCGATTGCCATCGCATCCTCAGGACCATCAACGACAACATTGCCAACAAGCTGGGTTGCGCCGTTGCCAGATCGCTCAAGCGCTAGGTCTGTGACTGCGCCCCAAACCGTTTTGGATGTGCGGCTGTGGTCGTAGTCGGTCGGAATCGGTCGAGTGGGCCAACGGATTGCCTCAGGGTTGTGGGACAAGACGATCCCATCGCCTACATCAGCGTCGCTAGAAATGACAATTCGCGCAGTTCGCGTTTCTTCATTCCAGCTGTTTGGCGCTAGGAGCGCCATCCGTTGCAGTTGCTGTGCCATGGTTTCAGGCTAGTGATTGTTGATTGATTCCATCCAATGGAGAATCTGCAGGCGGCTGCGCCTGTCGCGTGTTGCCCGTGGTTCCGCTTGCGCCATCGCTGGACAGCGCCAGGCCAGCCGCGCGGGCACGGGCCATATCGGCTCCCAACTCCTCGATCACAAGCTCAGGGACATAGCCCAGCATACGATGCAGCTCAGATAGAGACATAACGCCAGCCTTGATTGCGTCGATATAGGCCGGCAGTTCTCGGGCTGGATCAATCAGCCATGTGACTGGCGGGGTCCACTCAAACCGCGAACTTCCCCGGCCCATGCCGGTCATTGCGACCGCTTCGCGATACCAGCCGGCAAGGGGCTGGAGAAACTGAGGGATGATGATCGACCACCGCCAGCGAGCGACAGCGCGACGCATTTCAACCCAGCCCATCCGGCCACTGGAGAAGTTGACCTGTGACAGATCACCGGTCAGCGCTTCATAGGTGATCTCATAGGCTTGCGCTACGCTGAGCAAGTGGTATTTCTGCACAGATACAAAATCGGCAGAGCTTGGCGGTTGAGCAAACGTAATCCGTTTACCAGGCGGCCGCGTCTAGTAAAGCATTGCCATCTGTTGCCAAAGTTGCGTCAGTTTCTGTATCCTCAAGAAACGCCATGAAACAAGCCGCCAGCTTGTCCTTCAACAGCTGGGCTGAGTCGCGATCGCTAATGTCGCGCAGCTTGAGCAAAGCGCTTGCACCAAACGGGACACCTGTAGCTTGGCCGGGCCGGCGCACATCATAGATGTGGCAGATCTCAGACTTTGGCACAAAGTCCGAACCAAGGCGAGCATTACGCCAGTCGCTTTCGCCAGGGTGGTAGCGGCGAATCCAATACCCCTCTAATCGTCCATCGTCAGAGTATTGTTTACCAAATTTGATTCTTGCTCCATCATCTTTTGTGATGTCCAGCCAATCAGGCTCCAGCACCTGCAGCTGTAACGGCGGCAAGCCTCGATTTAACAGCTCCGGAACAATCCTCCTACGAACAAGGCAGCTACCCCTAACAGCTACCGTGCGAGCAATCAGCGCCTGCTTTGCATAGAGATTACCCAGCCCGTCCCAGTCGCAATCGAGAGACTCAGACCACTCTCGCCAACCCTCCTGATAGCGACGGCTTGAGCCAGCTCCAACAGGTCGACCGATGATGCCATCACCAACCCAGTTGCTCACCACCACAGAGAGCGCCTTGCTTGCCCATGGGTCGGAATCGACCAAATCCTGATGGCGGGCAATAATCCGCTGCAGCGAAAGCCGCATATCGGAGTTTGGGCCTTTGCTGTCGGCCAACCAGTTATCTGTACGACGGCTAAGCTTGGCAGCCTCAAATGCTCGTAAGTGTGTTTTGGCCAGCTCCAGCTGGCCAGCCTTCAGGGCCCGCTCAAGCTGGGCGGCAGTGCGTGCCATCAAGCCCTCCGAAAGCTGGCCAGGATTCGCAAGGGTCTCCTGGTACTGGGCTCCAGTCGATCGGCCATGGCACGCTCAAGCTTTCGCATATCGTCTAGGTTGCGATATGAAACAGTCCGACCGTTGGCAGAGACGCTAGTCACACCCTCGGCAATCGCGGCGCGTAGGTCGTCTAGCTGGGCTTGCGTGTATGCCATGGTGACAGGCTACTGAGTTAGGTAGGTGGATCTGCGTCGCTGTATCTGTGTCGTCTGCACCGGCCCCTTCAGCTGCGCCTCCAACTGATCCCACATTGTCGCCCGGTTGTATCGCCGGGCCACCAGCTGCAGTGCCGCGTAGGCGTAGCGTGTGCAGTCGCCACCCTCGTCATGCTCGCCCTGCGGAAGGAACCATTCGTACTGGGTAAACCCTTTCACCATTCTAGGCCGACGCTTCCACGGGAAGAGCTCCGCCAGAAACTGATCAGTTGAGGCCTCGCCCAGGTGCAGGTATCCCGGACCCGGTGTGTCGCTCCGCAGGCGGCCCTGCAGGTGCGCCATGCTGGTGTCGGTGCCGATCGGATACAGCAGCACCGAATGCCGCTGGATCGCCTGATTTTTGCGGTTGATGTCTACGGCCTGGCCCTTGCCGATGATGGCCTTGCCGCTCTGGCTGCCGCCCTTGACCGGCACCCATTTCCCGCGAGTACGGCAGTAGTCTCGGACGCGGTGGGTTGCGTTACCGCCATCGTCAATGGCCCCCTGAATGATCGACAGCTGAGTGCCGTCGTTCCGCTTCCAGGTTGTGTCAGCGATCCGGTCAAGCTGGTCCCAGACCTCATCGCCCTGAGGATCGCCATGAATCTCCCAGTGGCCAAGGTGCCAGCCCTCCTCACCGCGGCCCCAGCCCCAGAGAGTCACCACGATGCGCTCACCGATCGACCCGCCGCCGCCCTGCACGTCAACGCCTGCGGTGATCACCAGCACGCCATCCGGCACGCTGCCAGCCGGGTAGCCGTTGCCGGCTGCTGTGTCCTGTCGGCGCTTGGCCAGGCCCTCGGCATTGAACAGATTCTCCAGGGCATCCTCCCAGGCCTCGGCGGCCCGCTTGTTCACCCAGCCCTTCAGGAGAAGGTGGTCCGTTTTAGCCCTCAGAAACTCGTCCCGGATCTTCTCCCACATCAACCACCCGTAGGGCGCATACCAGCCAGGCAAATGAAACCCCGCGGTCTCGCCATCGCCCTTGGCGGTCGCCTTCCATTCTCCGCCCGCCAGCATGGTCGCCTTGTGGTGTTGGGCGACTCGCTCATTGCACGCTGGGCACTGACACCACACATCACCATCGGGACGGTCCCATACGAAGTGCTCCCAGCGCAACACCTCCAGTGATTCGCAACATGGCATCAACGCACGGTAGCGGCGGCGATCGCTGCGAGTTTCGAACTCTGCGGTAATGCGGCAGGCGCCCCGAGTTCCCGGTGTACTGGTGAGCAGGGTTTTGCGATCTGGAAAGTTGGTGAGACGAGCCTCAGCATTCTCCAAGGGATCGCCCTTGTCATCAATCTCTAGCGGCAGTGATGAAACTTCATCAGCCCATAGATACTGAGCCGGCATACCCTGGGCTGCGCTGCCACTGTTGCCGCCGATAATGCTCAGCAGCATATCGCCCTCAAACTCCTTCAGGAACATAGCGTTAGCAGCATCGCGCGATTTACTGCTTATCACCTTAGCGGCTACAGCTGGAGTATCTTTGAACAATGGTGTAAGCCGTTGCCTGATCTGACGTTTAGCAAATGCTTCTGTAGGAAACATCACCAGGAACGGCGCGGGATCCATGGCGATCGTTCGACCTAGCCAGTTGAGGCCACACTCGGTTTTTGCCCCAGACTGCGAGCCAAAGATAAGCACAACCCGCTTTATTTTTCGTTCCCTAGGACTAAGCAAATCCATCGGTTCTTTCAGGAACGGAACGCGATCAGTTCGCCACAGACCCGGCTCTGACGTTGATCGCCGCGTAAGGATTCGCTCTCTATCCGCCCACTC